AATTGACCTGCATTAATTAATGGCACTTGTGCAATAAAGGCACCACCTGTTAGAAAAGTTGTTCCAATCAATGCAGCACCTAATAAAAATTTTTTAGCTCCTCCACCAGCACCAATAATGACAGGAACAATACTTATATCAGATTGTCCGATGGGATTATGTATATCTTCTTCCCCTATCTCATAATCGTCAATTAGTACTTGATAATAACGATCTGCCATGTGTGCTTCTAATCCTGGAAAATTAGTAATCAAAAATCTAATAGCATCTCCAGTGCAGGTAATTACTGCATCTAATTCTTTATGTCCAACAAACTCTGCTAGTTCTCCGTAAAGTCTAACTGTTCTGAGCATAGCGATACC